TGGTCGAGGTCGTGGTCGTGGTCGAGGTCGTGGTCGTATTAACAAGGCTTACTAACAACCATTAAGGAGAGGATTGAGATATGAACGAAAACTACTGGGTTGAAGAAAGACTAAAAGGAATTATTTATTTATTGAACCACGAACTTCAAGAAGTAGATGTTTATCGAGATATCTTGATGGATAAGGGCAAGAGAAAACTAGCCCATGAAATAATCAAAGACTTGGTAGAAAAACTGGAAATTATTGGTATTAAATACTCAGAAAAAGACCATTTATCTACCCCCACAACGAAAGAGGCTGAATGAAAAACAAACAAATACTTTTTATCCTAGGTCATACTTGGATGATGCTATCACTAGCACTACCAGAAGACCGAGCTTTTGATATGTTGGTAGCTTTTATTATAGCAATCACAGCTTTTTATTGTGCTAGTAAGTCTAAGGATTAATGCAACATATGAAAACACAAACCACTAAGTTATTTGATTTTCCAATAAAGACATTCGACCCCAAAAACCTTTTGGAAGAAATGCTAAACGCAGAAGATGGTACTGTTTTTGTCTTAGGAGAGAAGTTTATACCTCAACATGAAGGTGACGATATCTGTGAGATAACAATGGTACAAGTTAAGAAATCCAGAGGTTAATATGCCAACTAACCAATCACAGAACCAAACTACTGTAGAAGAGCTCTCACAACAAATTCATAGCATGTACTCATTACCTGAACGACAAGAGCTACCAGGGGCTGTAAAAGAGCTTTTAGTCTTTTTTGAAGCTATTATTAGAGCTGAGGAGCGAAAAAATATTCTTACAGAAGTACAAATTTTGCAGGAGGACGCAGGTCATACATGTAAAATGACTGAAGGCGAATACGGCTGTGATGACGCTCATTTTTACCAGGAAATGGGCATTGAATTGGAAAAAATATTTAAACTTTCCCAACCAGAAAGGTAAATAACCTATGAGCAAACTCACTCTCTGTAACACCTGCAATTGTATGACCAAAACCATCAGCGGTTTATGTGGGAAGTGTAAAGCTATGAAACTAAATGTCTCGGATTCGCCACCTTTAAAACCAAACTTTGAAGAAAAACAGTAACAACCTAGGAGAGAGAAAGAGAGATGAGCATGAAGAAACTTAAAAGAGTAGGCGCACCAATAATCAATGCAGGTCATACTCCCGATACAATGTATCTAGTGAACCCTCAGGAGGTAATTAACTCATTGAAGATAGAAACTAAAGAACCCGCTCTAAAAGGTTGGGAATGCCCTAATTGTCACAAAATACTCTCTCCTTATAAAAACACATGTAGCTGCAAAGAATTACCTGAACAGTGGGATTCCGCGTATAGAAGATAGGGGTAAGGTTTATGAAATTAGTAGCAATTGTTGGTTTTATGATGTACTTTGTTGGCTACTTTGTGGGGTATTTAAAAGGTAAGTCTGAAGAAACCTAACCATACATAACTATATGCAGCACGAGGAAGGACAACACTCATGACAGACCTTAAAGAGAAGATAGAAGAGATACTTAACGAGTTTTTCTACAATGTGGATAGTGATTATGGTGATAAAACGTTTGAAGAAGGCACTAACATGGCGACTGACCAACTCCTAGCCTTAATTGAACAAGAAAAAGCTAAGGAGGAGAGCGAACTAACCCTTAAGCCAGGAGATTATTTTGTTTTCCGTCCAGGTCTAAAAATTGAGAATGTGGGGAAGAGTGTAATTAATTTCAAAATACCAAGCGTATTTACACAACCATTTGCCCTCTCTCATACCAAAGGAAAACAAGAATGCTAACTGAGGAAGAAATCGTAAAGAAAAACAAAGAATATGTTGAAATGTTCAGGACAGGACAGATAAATACTCTTACTGGGCTACAGATACTAATGGATGCTGATGAGATACCAAAATGGGCACAGAAGCAGATCATGTATCAAGCAGTAAAATATCTAAGAGGTGAGTGATTTTCTCGAGTAATTAAGGTATAATACATCATGTCTTTTACCAAAGAATCACAGACTAAAAAGCAACCAAAAAAGAAACGTAAAAACGCTAAGTCTGAACGTAAAGTTCTCATTGAGCAACTAGACAACGAGATTAGACGCGTTATCAAATCAAGAGATACCGAGTGTTTTACCTGCGGAAAAACAGCAGAAGACATTGGCTGGTATGGAGTAGATAACAAGCACGGTCTACAAGTAGGCCACTATATAAGCAGAGGAGTATACGCCTTGAGGTGGGACTTAATAAATTGTAACGCTCAATGTAGTTACTGCAACGGTAGGCATCGCTTTGACCATTTACCCTATACAACTGCTCTCATTTGTAAATATGGTGAGGACTCTATACTTGAGTTTGATAGAGTAAGAAACGAAGTAAAAAAGACCACAACTCCACAACTAAGAGAACTACTAGCAACCTTAAAGGAAGTATGAAACCAGGTGAATGCTTAATTTGTAAGAAACTCACTCTTAAGCTCGTTGGCAGCTCTAAATACCGCAAAACCTGCTCTGAGGAATGTAAAAAGAAACTAGCCCACATTAACGCACAAAAATCACCCTTCAAACGTGCCTATAAATGATGCTTGACAATGTAGGAGAACTACTACATAATAGTGGTATGAAAGCACGAAGTAGACTAGCACACAACAAAAACAAACAACTAATAAAAGGTATTGGAGGGACATACTATGCGCATACTAGTAAAACTATTATTAGGGGTTATCTTGGGATTAATGCTCTCATTCTTGTTAGCTGTCTTTGTTTTTATATTTTCGGATTACAATTCAAGTCAGAAGAGACTACAGACCTTATTAGCCCCTACGTCACCCCTTATATCTCCACTACCATAGTTGAAGCCAAAGAAGAACCCAAGCCAGTATTTAAGAATAATATAGAGGCATATATTTATGAAGTGTTTGGAGAAGACTACGATGATGCTATGAAAGTACTCGAGTGTGAAAATAGAGGACTTAATCCAAACGCAATAAACCATAACAGAAACGGCTCAATTGATGAAGGTATATTCCAGATTAATAGTATACACAAACAACCTAACATGCAGGACTATAAAGCTAATATAGACTACGCATATAAGATATTTAAGCGTCAGGGCTGGAGTCCCTGGAGTTGTAGTCATAAAGTAGGAGTTACGCCATTTTATTTAAAATAAGGAGGGGGATTTATGGATGAATTTATAAGAAATTTTATTAAAGAACACAAGGATAATCAACATCATGCTATAAAAGAAGCAATAGAAATGGTGATTAATATCGAAAGAGATTTCAAAGGTTGGCCATTAAAAGACATACTCAGAGCTCAATTACTTACTATTAAGTATTTTCAGAAATGTATGTGGATTAAAGATGGTGAAAAAATGGAGAAGGAAAGACTTAAGTTTGAAAAGAAATTTGAACAACTACTTTTTAATAAGTCTAACGAAGAATTGAAAGAAATAGAAGGTAAAAGAAAATTATGAAACAATCACAAAAAGAACGCATTTTAGAATACTTACAAGAAAATCCTGAAGGCCTACACAGCTTTAGAGCTATTCGAGACATGTGGATACTTAGAGTAAGTGAGCGAATTAGAGAACTAAAAGCAGATGGCTATAACATTTTAAGTAAACCAGAAAAAATGGGTAAAGCACGTGGTGTAAGATATATATTACAATGACACAATTTTATGCTACAGGTTCAGCATTACTCAATAACCCATCTCATGTCACTCTTTATATCAGCACTGACCCATTACCATACATTTATTACTTTCTCGCTGGTATTATATGTGGCACACTTATTTCTTTCTTAATAGTTTTATTCTTGAGATCTGTATATAGATAGCGTGGTATAATAACCACATGCCTGCAGGTAGACCAACACTTTATTCAGAAGAAAAATTAGTATTAGCTAAAGAGTATCTTCAAAAATGTAAAGGAATGCTTGTTGTTTCAGAAGGTTTTGACCCACCAAAACAAATTAAAATTGATGTACCAAGCATAAGTGCTTTAGCAGCAGAACTTGAAGTAGCTAGAGAAACTATTTGGGATTGGTGTAAAGACGAAGACAAAAAAGAATTTTCTAACACAATAAACGCAATTTTTGCTTTGCAAGAGGCTTCTTTAGTCGAGAATGGTCTTATCGGAAAGTTTAATCCAACAATGTCAATTTTTCTTCTTAAATCTAATCATGGCTATATTGAAACAGAGAAGAGAATCTTAGCAGGTGATAAAGAGAATCCATTAGAAGGCTTAATTGTCATTAAACATGGAAATAAAACTCAGTGAGTGGCAAACCATCGTATGGGATGACCCTGCTCGCTACAAGGTAATTAACATTGGTAGGCGCGGTGGTAAAACAACTATAGGTGCAGTTAAGCTCACCCAATTTGCAATCGAACATAGTAAATCGATTTCTTGGTATATAGCACCTACATATAGACAGGCTAAACAAATCTTATGGGAGATGTTAAAAGAGATTATCCCCAAACAAGCAATAGAAAAGAAAAACGAGACAGAACTCTGCTTTGAATTAAAGAATGGTTCAAAGATTTACCTAAAGGGCGCAGATAACCCCGATTCACTAAGAGGTGTGCGTATAGACTTTTGTATCTTTGATGAGGTGGCTTTCTTTGAGAGATGGGAAGAGGTGTGGAAGGTTATCCGACCAACTCTAGCTGACTCTAGTGCTGATGTGTGGTTTATCTCAACTCCTAACGGTTTCAACCACTTTAAAGAGCTTGCAGAGATGAATGAAGAAGGGTGGAGCTACCATCACTACACCACCTATGATAATCCGTTCATGCCCGTAACTGAAATAGATGCTATGAAGCGAGAAATGGACGAGGACTCATTTGCTCAAGAGGTCTTGGGTGAGTTTAGAAAAATGTCAGGGCTTATCTATAAGACATTCAACAGACAAGTACACATGGTAGATGTACCTGATATACGAGGCTATAACATTTATCGAGCGTTAGACTTTGGCTTTGCTCATAAGACAGCACTCGGTTACTTTGCAGTTAACTCTATAGGTACAGAGATGTATGTCTTTGACGGACTCTATGAGGTTGGCATGACCACTAGTGAAATAGCCGATGCTGTTAAGTTAAAAGACTCAGGTAAGCATATTCTCAACGCAGTAGCAGATAGTGCTCAACCAATGCAGATTGAGGAACTCTCTAGATATGGTGTCCACTTCACACCTATAGAAAAGGGAGCAGACTCAGTAAAGAGCGGTATCGCTAAAGTAGCCGAGTTGCTTAAACTACGAGCAGATACTGGTAAGCCTACTCTTATGTTTAGTAAGCATCTAACCTGGATAGCTGATGAGTTTGAAAAATATAGATGGATGGAACAAAAGACCGGACTCAATACGGGAATCAAAGAAGTACCTCTTAAACGTGATGATGATGCTATGGATATGATCCGTTACTTTGCCATGAACTACAAAAAAGATAATAAAGATTCAACTCTTAGTGTAGTGAGACTAAATCAACAATCTAGAAATAAATGGAGTATTAAGTGATGCCAAATAAACATTTAGACAGAAGCGACCCTCTCTACGGCAAGAAATCGGGCAAGTGGACTAAATACGGTGGTTCTATAGGTGGCTTAGTTAAAGAAGCTATCCAAGATGTCTGGTACTGTCAAACTTGTGGTAGAGAGATGCCTAAAGAAATATCGCCATTCCTATTTGAAGTATTTACTGATGACTTTCTGCGTATTTGTGGCATATGTCAGAACACAGCATCAAAGAGAAAAATAGTAGAAGTGCATCGAATAATTAAAATTGAGCGTATCTATCGTGAGTAGTTGCTAACCAGTTTCTACTTAGTATACCTTACTCTCATGGCTGAAAACAAAAACTTTGATATCCTCGAACAAGTACAGACTCATTACCAAGAATGGACAGACGACCGCGATACTCGAATGAATCGAGAGAACGGTTGGAATGATGTCCTAGATGCTTACTTTGGTCGCTTACCTGATAACTGGCCTTACCTCTCACAAGTTGTTGATCCTCGTCTTAGAACTACCATTGTAGAAAAGAAAGCTCGTCTTACTAATGCAAAGCTTCGTGGTCGTTTAGTTCCCAGAGAGGGTGGCGATATTATTAGTGCTCGTATTAATAATACCTTACTCGATTATCAATGGGACAACGCAAATGATGGCGGCTCAATGAACTACAAGTGGGGTACGATGGATCAAGACACTCGGCTCTTTGCTTCTTGTTTCGGTTTAGTTACTTGGAGATATGAAAAAGATGACGAAGATAAATGTATCTTCAATGGTAATGACTTCAAACCTCTAGATGTGCGCAATGTGGGCTTAACACATGGTAATAACGTACGTGATGCTAAGTGGGTACAGGTCTCTGAGTATAGAACAATGGAAGAATTAGAGAACGAGAACGAGTTTCCCAATAAAGATGGCAAGGTTAAATACCCAGGACTCTCTAAACTAAAAGCTATTATGGCTGATGGTGCACAAGACCGCAGAGATAGTAACTACACTTCGAGAATTAAAGACTTAAAAGGATTAGAAGATCGCCTTGGTCAAGATAAATCATTCCCCGTGGTAGAAGTAGTGACTGAGTATCGTTCTGATCGATGGATTACCTTCTCTCCTAAACATAATGTAATCCTTAGAGACATAGATAACCCATATAAACATCGTAAAATTCCGGTTGTTCAACTAAAATACTTCCCATTATCCGATGATCCATGGGGTGAGTCAGAGGTTGAGAGTGTGTTACCACTCTGGAGAGCTATTCAGGCAACACTTAATGGTTATCTAGACACCATGAACATCCACATGCGACCACCACTTAAAGTAATTGAGGGTGAAGTACGCATGGAAACCCTGCAATATGGTCCTGATGCTACTTGGGTGATGAACAAACTTGATTCAGTACAAGAGTACAGTGGTAGTGGTGAGCCTCTTCGGTACTTCCAAGCAACGTATAGCGCTTTGATTGCAGCATTTAATACCGCAATGGGTGATGCAAGTCAGGGAGTAGGGGCAACTGATCCATTTAACCCAGACAAAACAGCTACAGAAGTTAAAGATATAGCAGCACAGCGTAATGTACGAGATCAAGACAACCAAAACGCCCTATCTGATGCACTAAAAGACATGATGGGTATGTGGTTATCTAATAACCGTCAATTCTTATTTGCTGATCCCGATATGCACGAGTATGTACTCAAAATTATTGGTGAAAAAGACTTTGCCTTCTTCAAACAAGCAGGACTTGACCAAATGGAACTTACTCCTGAAGCAATAAATACCATCGGTGATGTTATTCAACAATCAGAGGGTGATATTAGCGATGGACAATTGCAATCATTGGTAGAAGCAGGTGAAACACCTCGTTATCCAGTAGTAGAGAACCCTGGAGAGAAAAATCCAGAGAAGTTAAAGATCAAGCCTAAAATGTCAATAGATGAGACGGGAACTGAAGCTAATCTCTATTTAACTCCTGACGATCTAGAGGGTGTTTATGATTATGTACCTGACGTTAAGAGTATGAGTAGTGGTGCAAGTGCTGATATGGCTAATGCACGGCAGAGAGCAGTAGACTTACTATTCAATAACGCCAATGTGGTACAATTCCTAGCACAAGAAGGTAAGAGGCCAAACACCTCAGAAATCTTAACCGAACTCTTTGAGGAGGCGGGGACACGAGATGCTACAAGATTCTTTACAGATATCCAACAAAATCCAGCTCTTGACCCAGCAGCTGCAGCAGCAGCAGGCGCTCAACCGCCTATGGCTCAACCAGGACTTCCAAGCGCACCTCCTACCCCTCCTATCCCAGGACAATAAGTGGTTAGATCCTCAAGAATTTAAATCAGATGAGGAATTTCAGCGTGCATATAATGTTATGTGGGCTAAAGCTAGGGTGGCTAAAGAAATAGTTGAGTTATTAAAAGGTGCTGAGCAGAGAATGGTGGAGACTGCTAAAATAGTAGAAAGAGAACATGTTAAATCAGGACAAAAGCCTACCCCCACTAAATGAAGCAGACAAAGATCTTCACTTAGGTAAATCATTCAAGACTGAATTAGTTATAGATAAATGCAATCATGATTTAGAGGTTATTGCTTCTACACATGCACGATGTAAGAAATGCTCAGCCGGTTGGACTGGTGAACATATTGAGCAATTAGTTAATGCTTCCAGACAGAACACTTGATAACCCCTTCTTTATGTGTGTAATGTACATGCTAAGCCTGGGTCTGATGCTCCGACCATAAACAGAGCAGTTAATAATTAGGCTTAAAAGGAGTCTCATGCCAGACGAGATTCAAAACGGACAAGAAGAGCTACAAGCTCAAGGTGAGGAAACGCCAGAAGTTTTGTCCACTTCAGAGGAACCAGTAGTAGAAGGTTTGCCCGATGATTCGTCAGAACGAACCAGAGAGCAATTTGAAAAGTTAAAAGCTCATAACGCTGAACTTAAAAAGCAACTCGAGGCTAAAGAGCAGCAAGAGCGATCGACAATTCCCTCTCCACTACAAGCACATATGAGTTTGCCAGTACCAGAGGTACAACCGGAAGTACGACAGCAGTATCAACAGCCTGTCTACCAACAACCTCCAGTACAAGAGCCACAGCTCATGGATGAACAAGGATATGTAAATGGCGATGTGCTGACAGCGCAATTAAAAAAGGCGCAGGAGGCAGAACAACGAGCGCAGGAGGCTCTTCGGAGAGCGCAGGAGGCAGAAGCCAGAGTTTCACAGTTTGAAATAAACCAGGAGACTCGAGAACTGTATCAGGCTTATCCAGAACTAGATCCAAGCTCACAGGTGTTTGATCGAGATGCGTATGACTTAGTAGCTAATGAATTAACATCACAAATTGTCAAATCTGGACGACGAGATGCGATGGGAGCAGCAGCTAAAATGCAAAAGTATTTCAGGAAAACAACCCCACAGCAGGAAAAAGTTTTAGAACAGAGGGCACAAGTTGTTACACCGTCAGCTGGCAGTGTTACGCAAACTAGTGCATCAGCAGATCTAGACTACGATAGTCTTAAAAAAAGGTCTCGTTATGATGCAAACGCTTTATACGAGCGGCTAGAGCGCAACGGTTATTAATTATTAAGTTAAAAAGGAAATATGGCATTCGGATTACAATCTGCTAACGCTAATGATAAACGAGAGTCACTCTTGTCTATCTTAAAAGACGTTAGTCCAAACACCGATAACTATTTCATCACTAACTTAGGTACAGCTCCAGCAGCTACTAACACTCTCCATCAATGGGGTGTGTTTAACACTGCTCGACCTACCTCAGTGACGGGTGTTATCGAAGGCGCAGAAGCAAGTTATGATGACTTGACCACGCCAGAAAAAAGTAATAACTATTTAGTTCTCTTAGATGAGACTGTGCGTATCTCTGATACACAAATGAGTATCTCAACCATTACTGGTGAGAATCCATTAGTGTTTCAAAAAGATCGTGCTCTCAAGCGTCTAAAAGCTAAAATGGAGTATGTAACCATTAATGGTGACGTTGTTGCTCGTGCTTCAGGTGTCGCTTCAGGTATGGACGGTTTTGATTCTATGATCTCAACCAACGTAACCTTCCGCGCATCTGGTACAAGTTTCACCGAAACTGAACTTAATGACATGTTGCAAGAATCTTATGACCAAGTGTCAATGGAATTCATTGCTGACGTGTTAGCTTGTCCAATGGTTATTAAACGGCGTATCGCTACTTTCACCAGTAACCTTACTCGTAACATTATGGCTGAGGATAAGAAACTGTCTAACGAAATTCGAGTCTATGACTCAACAGTCGGTCAAACAGTTAAAATTATCCCTCACAAGGATGTTCGCAAGGTCAACGTCAGTGCTACTTTGGGTAATGCTCTGTCTGTCTACGCTCTGCGCGAAGACACATGGAAGCACTCATTCTTAGCAAATGGCGGAGAGCCTTCATGGGTAGAGTTAGCTCGCGATGGACATCGCCAAAACGGCATGTACAAAACTGAGTTCACTCTCGTTGGGTTCGCTCAACGTGCTAGTGTTAAACGCACTGGTTACATGAACAGTTTGTAGTGTATACTTAAACTAGCGAAGAACTAGTTTAGCAATCAGCCCTCGAGCAATCGGGGGCTTTTTGTATGGTGTATAATATCTACATGACCGAAGAACTCTACATAGGCGATGAAGTCTATGAAGTTGTACCCGAAGAGGTACGTATAGCCGTAGAACATCTTGTTCAAACTAAAGATCGTTTAGGCATTCCCGATGATTTTGAATTATGTGGTGATATAAATGGCATAGCTCTAAGATATGTATTAGAGGTGTATAGAGTATGGGCAGCGTTATATCCCGAAGAGCATAGAGATTTTATAGATACTACTGAGATCGAACTGAAATACGAGCGACCAGTTAAAGAATCGCTAAAAAAAGGTGGCTACTCACCTACTTCATTCCCTGTTAGATTTGATAGATTGCTTAAAGTATTACTTCCAAAGTTAAAAACCCAGAGTAAACATTTCTGGAAACCATTATTTTCTCATATACCCGAACTACGCAGGAGTAATTTTGCATGAAAAAAAATGCTGTTACTAGAATTTATTGTTCGTGTGGTTGGGAAAAATGGATTAGTTTTGATCCAAAAATGACTAATGAAGAAATAATTAAGTTAACGCAGCCAACTTTAAATAAACATTTAATAACTCACGGGCAAGCTCCTCAGAAATTAAAATATGCTGGAAGTGAAAGATTGAGGTTTGAATGAAAATAGCATTTTGTGGAATTGTTAAAGACGACTCAGAACTAGTAATGTTGCAAAATATGCTAGCCTCAGTGATTCCTTATGTAGATTCAGTACACATTACAGCCAATGGTAAAGAAGCAGCCGGAATTGAGGCGTATATTAAGTCACTCGAGGTAAAATATCCCTATAAAGTGGTTGATTACACTTATTTAGCATGGAATAGTGATTTTGGAGAGCAAAGAAACTTTAATTTTAGTCGTGCACCTAAAGATACAGACTTTATTTTTTGGATGGATGCTGATGATTTATTAGTAGGAGGTGAAAATCTGCGACCAGCTTGTGAAATAGCCAAAAAGAATGGCAAAGACGTTGTTTTCTTGGAATACTGGTATGGTTGTGAATTTAACGGCGCACCCTCAAAAGAAACATTTAAGAAAATAGACATAAAGCATTTTAGAGAGCGTTTAATTCGACCAGGTACTATTACTTGGAAAGGTAGACTCCACGAAACGCCAATGCCTGTTGATGGTCAGAGAGACCAATATACAAAAATACCTTACAACAATGATAAACCACTAGCTATTATGCACACCGCATCTCTTGATGATGCTTTCTCAAAGATAGAGCGCAACAGGACAATTCTAGAATCACAACTAGAAGATGAGCGCAGATCCGGACAGGCTGATCCAAGGACATTGCTCTACCTAATGAAGATTTATGCAGAAGTGGGTGGCGATGAGTTACTTAGAAAATGTATAGAGATGGGTGAAGAGTATTTAACCAAGAGTGGATGGGATGAAGAGCGCGCCAATTGCTGTGATCTTATGAGTATTTGTTACTCAAAAATGGATGATTACGATAATACTATTAAATTTTTACATAAAGCTATTAGTGAATATCCACATGGGCCACTGCACTATATACGCCTAGCACTCGCTTATTACAATAAAGAACGGTATCGAGAAGCTAAACACTGGCTAACTATTGCTGGTAATCTAGATTTAGACTCACAAACCGCCGGGATCACTAACATTAAAGAGATGAAAGTATTATTTTCTCAACTCGCTCTTAAGTTAGCTTACAACGTAGATAAAGATCACGAGCGAGCTTTAGTATTTGCTAAGAAGCTAGTCGAAGAACAAGACTTACCAGAACACAGACAGGACTTAGTATTTTTAGAGAACTTAGTAGATTGGAAACGTGCCTGTGTTGATGCTCGGAAGCTCTTGACTTATTTAGAAGAGATTGGCGAAGAGACTAGGATTGTGCCAATCTTAGAATCATTACCTGAAGCAATAGCAGAACAACCGTTTGGAATTCAATTCAGACAGAAATATACCAAACCTCGTATCTGGAAAGATAATGAGATTTGTTATTTTGCTAACTTTGGCGGTGCTCACTTTGAGATGTGGGATTCCACATCACTTGTCAATGGTATAGGAGGATCAGAGACAGCGGTTATTAGGTTATCTCAAGAGTGGACGAAGGCAGGATACAAGGTAACCGTCTACGGCGATCCTAAGAAGAAGGGCGAACAGAATGGAGTTACTTACTTACCTTGGTATTATTTTAATCGAGCTGATAAGTTTAATATTTTTATTCAGTGGCGTAATCCAGTTCTTGGTCGAACCATTAAAGCTAAAAAGTTCTACGTTGATTTACATGACATGGTTAGCCAAGTCGATTACTCTAAAGAAACAGTAGATGCTTTAGATGGTGTGTTCTTTAAGAGTCAGTACCATAGAAACTTATTACCAGAGTTACCAGAGAGTAAAGCATTTATTATAGGAAATGGAATACAACAATGAATCACAAACTATTCTGGGGAAGTTCCTACGATCGCGGTCTAGACATTATTCTCTCTATGTGGGATGAGCTAAAAGCTAAATACCCCGATGTCACCTTAGATATAGCCTACGGTTGGGATTTATTTGATAAAGCTACAGTTAATAACAAAGAGCGTCAGGAGTGGAAGAAGAAAGTACAAACACTCATGGATAAGCCGGGTATCACCCATCACGGTAGGATTGGTCAGGGGGCTCTTCGGTCACTACGACGGTCGTGCGGTATATGGGTGTACCCGACTTATTTTACCGAAATCTTTTGTATTACCGCTGTAGAATGCCAGAATGATGGTCTTGTTCCAGTTACTATGTCATTGGCTGCCCTGCCTGAGACTGCTAAAAACGGTCTTTTAGTTGAGGGAGAGATCATTAGACCAGAAGTCCAAGAACAGTTTAAAAAAGAGTTGTTTAAACTCATGGATGATAAGAAGTTATGGGAGAAGATGAGCCACAAATGTCAGAAGTTTGCCCGTAAATTCTACTGGGAAGATATAGCTCGAAAGTGGACTAATGTCTTTGAGCAACCAGTAGATCAATCAATGAAAGTTACCATTTATACGCCAACATTGCGCGATGGATGGTGGAATGTCATGTCTAGTAATTTAGCTGCTCAAACATACAAAAACTTTGAATGGATCATTATAGATGGTCAAGAAGAATCTCGATCTAAGATAGCTGATAAATACGCTCGTGAATATGCTCTAGATATACGATATTTTCACCAAGGCAAAACAAAACGAACGTATGGATTAGCAAATGCCAACAACATGGCAATTAAAGCTGCCAAAGGTGAATTATTTGTCTTTTTACAAGACTTTGTGCTTATTACTCCCACAGCTATTGAAGAGTTGGTTAATGTAAGTAAAAAACATCCTCGAGACTTTATAGCTCCATGTGATGTGTACTTTGCACCAAAGATACAACCAGACATCCTAAACAAAGAGGATTGGTTCAATGGTAATCTAGATGTGATTGGTGAGTTTATGCGTAAAAATATACGCATTAAGAACCTGGGAGTTAGAAAAGCTGACCAACTAACTGACTTCGAACAGAACTTTGGCGCAGTACCTACCCAAACATTACGTTCATTAAATGGATATTGGGAATTCTACGATGAAGCCCTCGGCTGGGATGATACTGAAATCATTTATCGAGCCGAAAAGATGGGCATAGGACTCTGGATTGATGATACTAATCAAGCTGTTTGTATAGATCACCATCAAGTACTTGGTTCTAATGAGGGTGGTAAATCAGTAAATAGACATCGAAGACTAAACGACCCTCGCTTCCTATGGATGGTACAGCAAATGGACAAAGGAAACCTATCCTTAGTAAGAGATGAAGAGCTTGAAAAGAAAATAGACCTCCAATATACCATCCCCGAAGAAGTTAAAGACGAAGATTGTGTTACTTGGATGAGAGACAATACCAACACTATTATTTCTAACTGGAAAGATATATGAAGAGAGATACCTGCTGGGAGTATTCTGCCTACGAAAGAAAAGACGGATATATGATGTGGAAAACTCTTGTTAGTGGAAAACGCAAGCTTGCCCATAGAGTAGTTTATGAAAAATTGATTGGAGAGATACCAAGGGGTTTTGTTCTTGATCATCTTTGCAGAAATAGAAAGTGTGTTAATCCATCTCATCTTGAGCCAGTTTCTCCAAGAGAAAATATACTAAGAGGTGTTGGATCTGCTGCAAAAAACCATGCAAAAACTACTTGTAAAAGAGGTCATTCATTTACAAAAGAAAATACTTATTTAAGAAATGGCTCACGCTCTTGTAAAGAGTGTAAAAGAAATTGGGATAAACAACATCCTAGAAAACAATTGAAGGGTAAAAGATTTTATGTCTAAAATTTTAATCACTGGTATATCTGGGTTACTCGGAAATAGTCTTGCTCAAGTTTTACAAAAACAAGGCCATGAAGTCGTTGGGGTTGCAAGAACCAATCGATTAGATTTCAAAGGGAAAATGTATCTTGTTGATTTAGCTGATACCACTCGTCCTAGTGCAGCTGAATGGGTATTTCAAACTGAAAAGCCAGACGTTGTTTATCATTTGGCTGCCAACGCTGCTGAGGCAATGAGTCAAAAGTCACCACTTGATATGACTAAGCGTAATTTATTTATGTCAGTTAATGTTTTAAACGAAGGTATCAAGGCGGGAGTACAAAAATTTGTGTATGCCTCTTCAGTGTCAGTTTACGGTGATGCATCCACTCCTTATATGGAAAATAGCCAGCCATTGCCAAAAGATGTTTATGGAATAAACAAATACGCTTTCGAACAAGTGCTCAAAGTTATGAGTAAAGTACATGGCATTGACTATACTATCCTCCGCCCTCATAACATCTTTGGTCCAGGTCAAAATATGAACGATTTGTCAAAAAATGTTGTTGCTATATTTATGCGTAAACTTTTAGAAGGTGAAGGCTACACTATTCTTGGTGGTAATGATGTTCGGAGAGCATTTTCATACGTAGAAGATGTGGCGGAAGTGTTTGCAGTAGCTAAAGATAAGTTATCTAAAGTTACTATGAATGTTGGTTCAACAATTCCATCAACTATTCAAGAGTTATCAAATGCATTACGTGATATTAGCGGAATTGATGTTCCAATTGATTACAAATCATTACGAGATCAAGAAATTAGTGAATTTATAGCAGATCACACTAATCAAAACGCTATGGTGTCTTATAGAGAAACACCTTTCTATGTTGGACTAACTAAGACTTGGGAATGGTGCAAACAACAAGAACTAAAACCAGTAATAAACCATTATAAGGAACTAAATGTTTAAACCAAAAGTAGATCGAATTCAATATGGTGGCGCGATGATTGGACTTGAAGAGGTTAATGCTGTTATGAATGTCATGCTTACCCAAGGTGGCACTCGTTGGACTGTTGGAGAGAACTCAATAGCATTTGAGAAGGAACTAGCCGAGAAAACTGGAGTTAAACGTGCTGTAGTCGTGAATTCAGGCTCTTCAGCTCTGTTACTAGCAGTCACAGCATTACATCTGCCAAAGGGCTCTAAAGTTATTATTCCAGCGGTAAACTTCCCAACTGCTTTTAACGCTATTATCCAATGTGGACTTATCCCTTATGTGGTTGATGTAGATATAAAGACTCTTAACTTAGACTTAAACGAAGTCAAAAAGGCAATGCAATATGAAAAAATCTCCGCTGTTATCGCTGTTAATATTGCCTCTAATCCTGTGGATATTGTTGCCCTTCGCGCATTGGTTGGTGATAGCTGTTATATCATTCTTGATAATTGTGATGGCTATGGAACGCTCATAGATGGAAAGTTTGCTGAAACGCAGGCTGATGTATCTTGCGTATCTTTTCATGCTGCTCATATTATTACTACTGGCGAGGGGGGTGCTGTCCTAACTAATGATAAAAAAATAGCAGACGCAGCACTTAAACTTCGAGAGTGGGGACGTGCTGGTTCTACCGATAAAGTCTATGAGTACCCAGGATTCCCAGAAGACTACCGAGAGCGCTATGTGTACGAAGAGATTGGTTATAACATGAAGCCTCTTGAGCTTCAATGTGCTATGGGTCGTGTGCAACTAAGAAAACTAGAACAATTCAGAGCTGCTCGATTAGCCAATGAAAAACTAATGCGTAAAGTATTTAAAAAATACGATTGCTTTACTTTGATTAAGAGTCCAAAAGATGCAGAGGTGTGTTGGTTCTCATTCCCTCTATTATGTAGGGGTATTGAGCGTAAGTTAGTTATGGATACTCTGGAAGCTAACAATATCGAGTGTCGAACTATCTTTTCAGGCAACGTACTCCGACATCCAGCCTACAAAAACACTGAATATATAGCTCATGGTGAAATGACGAACGCTGATGAAGTAATGAAGAATGGAATGTTCCTTTCGGTTCATCCAAGCATTACTCCAGAGATGATAGCTTTTATAGATCAGGTTATTGGAGAACTTTATGCCAAAACTTACAGTTATCTATAGACTTTGCGGCATAGCTTCAAGTAATCCTAGCCCAGTCTATCAAGATAATAAATACAAGCTAAACGAGTTGTGTCTAAAAACATTTATAACTGCTTTTAGTGATATAAAGCCTAAAGTTATATTTCTCTTAGATAAATGCGGAGTTGAATACTATGACCTGCTTAAAATAGTACCCTTTGAACATGAGGTTAAATCTACGTTCTTCGGTATTAACGGAACAATGTTAGAGTCATATCGTATAGCTTCTGAATTAGATGGTTATGTACTGTTTCAAGAATGCGATTACCTCTATCGAGGGGTGATTGGCCAAAGGTATTTAGATGCTCTTGAGCGATTAGATATTGTGAGTCCATATGACCACCTGAATTTTTACATAGATCACGTTCTTCACTCTAAACAGGTTAAACTCGAACTCATTAACGGCAAACACTACCGGACAACTGAGCGCAATACTATGACGTGGGCTTGTCATACTGACGTTGTAAAAGAGAACAAAGACATACTAGATAAGTATGGATACCTGGATGCTGATGTGTGGTATGAGTTAAAGAGTCGAGGCTACCAACTGTGGGTTCCTATAACCAGCTTTGCTACGCATATGGTAAAAGATTATCTAGCACCTGGGGTTGCTTGGGAGGCAATATGGCAAGATTTAGCATAATTTTAGCTACTTTGGTGCGCAAACCAGAGCATATTGAGATGGTAGAGAAGTGTATTGACCATATTAAAGTCTTTTCTAGTGATTATGAACTGATTATTGTCGATGATGACTCACCTTTACATAACGATTACTTACAAGAAGAGGCTGATATCTACATTCGACACACTGGAGGTAATAAGGGTTGTGCAGTTGGTTGGAATGATGGCTTAAAAGTGGCTACTGGTGATTATTTAGTAGTTATATCTGACGATGTATTTGTAAATAAGGGCTGGCTTGAGTGTATGGTCAATGCTTTAGAGCTGTTTCCTAATGCGCTAGCTTCTATGCCAGCGGTTGAGGGTATGCCTAGTGGTTTACAGCCTGAAGAGACAAGAACCTGGATTCCCGCCTCGTGTTTTATGCTTCGAAAAGAGTGTTTGGATATAGTAGGGTACTTTGATGAGCAGTTTCACCCCTTTAACTATGAAGATGTTGACTATTGGACTCGAGTATTTCAATCAGGACATACCATAGCTCGTGATTACTCTGTTATGGTACGGCATCTAGAGGGACAAGTGATTCATAGTATTGAGGGAAATGGTGAGGTAGACAAAAAAAACCGAGAGCGCTATCTAGCTAAGTGGGGATTTGATCCAATCCCAATTTTATATCACGGAACCGAGAAGTTCCCTTGGGAGTCATAATGTGGGTACATCCTGAAAAGAATATCGACAGCTTAAAGATAGATTTGGGCTCTGGCAATCCTGAGGAGGGTGAAATTAGGCCAGAGGGTTATGTTTTAAACGATATAGAAGCCCATCAAGGGATTGACTTAGTCTGTGACATTATGGATTTGGAACAGTTTATTAAACCAGAACAATGCCAAGAGATCAGAATATCACACGTACTAGAACACTTTGGTAAAGCAGATGTATTAAAAATAGTCAGGATGGCTAATAAATTACTTAAAATGGGTGGCTCATTCTCTATATCTGTTCCCAACTTCATATGGCATATGCAATTGTTGTCAGAAGGTAAAGAAGAAGATGCTGTTTTATATGCTTTCGGTGGTCAACGAGATCAGTTTGACTATCATAAGACAGGATTTACACCCCAAATACTCTCAAACTTGTTAACTTCTAATGGCTTTTTTTTCAAAGAGATGCTTGCTGGAAGCAGTATAGGGGTTGTTAGTACAAAAGTTGCCAACCTTAGAACATAACCAGTATAAGAAACTATGTTAATTAGACCCGTAGACTCTGAATCAATCGAACAGAAGGTTGATGACTCTAAACCACAGCAGATATTAAGCGGTGCTATGCCCGATGAAATGAATATTATTGCCGTACACCAAATGCTTGAATTACATGATGATGAAAAGAAACATTTATACAAAGATGATGTTAAAACTCTTATAGAATGGGCAAAAACAAAAACAGGCAAAAACGATCCAATGGAATTAAAGTGGGCTATCAGAGATTTGCAACTTAAAGTTAGTACGCCCTCATTTGGCGATGCTATTAAGCACCTAGCACGATTCGCATATCTTGATCTAGAAGAACTTAAACTTAAAGAAGAGAAACGGAGCTTCTTTTGACAGAAACAAATAGCCTTTACGAACTTTTATTTGGCATGGCTCATCTAGTTGAGGGGAATGTTATTGATATGGCTGAGCATGGTCGCACCGGAGGTACTCCAAGTGGTGAACCTTTTAAAGTAGTAGGTATTGTTCCTGCTCAAGTTAAAATTCAAGAGAAAACAAGCGGTGTAGATAGTTATACTTTTATCGGTGAAAGTAGAGCTGGTGCTGCCGAATCAGATCTCGAGTGGAGACTTACTAGAGTGTCAGAATTTGCATCCAATGCTTCATTGTCAACAGTGATTGAATTTGTTAATGGTGATTCTAACTATCTTAGCGCCTGGACTTCAAGAGCTTCACTTTCCTATTCTTAGTTGCTAACCACAACTCACTTCTTATATTGTCTTTGATATGCGAACCTTATCTCAAATTTTAGTAGATGCTAACGCCTATCTTGATCTAGATGCCTCTCTTCCCAGTGGTGATGATTTATCAGTGCGTATTGCATATGCACAAGAGGCAGTAAGAGAGTGGGCTGATTCATATCGTTGGAAAGAATTGACACAAAAATATAATCTTTTTCTTACTCTGGGAACCGCAAGTCTTCCTGGAAACTTTAAGGAACTTGTAAGTATTCCAGAAGACACCAACCGTCAACAATACCCCGAGATATTGCCAGGAGATACTATCTATAAAAACACGACAGATCGTTATTCATATATAGAAGGTAATGAAGCAATGGGCTTCACTATGACTGTAAATAGCTTAGCTTCTCTTGCCACCTTGGCCATTACTTTTCAACGCCAGCCCAGCAATATGGCTACTCTATCTGATATTTGTGAAGTTCCTGATGATCGGTTTGTTGTTAAAAAAGTTATTTCTTTAGTTCTTCAATCACGTTCTGATGAGCGGTTCCCAACCATCGAGGCTGATGCGCAACGATTACTTACTAATATGATTGGCCGTACTATGGTACAAACTCCCGGCGGCGATATGCGAATACGCAGGGTTGGTTCTGCAGCTTGGGCAATCGGTAGAACAAGGGGCTAATGCCACAGATTTTAAAAGGTGCTCCAGCGTTTAGAAAACGGGCTGATGTCACTGCTGAATGGGAGACGTTCCGCAAAGGCCTAAACCTTCTTTTACGACCTACTGAGCTTGGTAGAGATGAATTAGCTCAATCTGATAATGTCATGCTCACCGGCTCGGGAGTCGTTACTGGCAGATGGGGAAGCGCTAACTATTTTGTTGTGAATAATACGGGTTCTATTCGTGGATTCGGAACATTTAAAAACACTGGTTCGGGAACTAATGAATTGATTGCGTTATCTGATGAGGGTTTTTTAGCTAAAAAGTCTGGACTTTCATCAACCATGCTCTATGGTCAGTCATATCCAAGCGGTTCTACTGTTAGAGCTGAACAATTGGGGGGTATTACATACTTCGTAAGTGAAGATCGACCTCTAACTTCATATACTGGTGCGACACTGACTGTTTTTGCTACACTATCAGCTCCAACGGGGCTAAGTGCAACTAATATATCGGGTGTTTCTGGAACAACTACTTATTCATGGCGTATTACAACCCTCGGGAATGGTGAAACAACTGGAAGCACGGCCGTTAATCTTCCCAATCTACCACAGGATTTAACACGAACACAAGTTAATGTCCGCTGGACACTTGCAACGGGACCAGCAATTACTGGATATCAAGTTTATAGAGGTATACCAGGAGACGAACGACTTCTTGCTGCTGTTGGACCATCAGTTGCTTTATATATTGATACTGGCTCAGAAGCATCACAAACTATTTTGCCTCCTTTAACTAATACTACTGGTGGCGTGAGAAGTAAGTTTGTCAAAAAGTTCAAAGATCGTCTTATTATGGTTGATGCTAATGATCGCACAAAACTACTTATTTCTGGTAGATTCCCTAACCAAGCAAAATTTAACTGGCTTGATGGCGGTGGCTATATTTATATTGATCCTGATTCAGGTGAAGATATCACCGCTCTTGCTGTACAGCCAGGCACAGACCAGATTTTAGTCTACAAAGACAACTCACACTACGCGGTAACACTCTCAACCGTACAGATTGGTAATTTTACTGTTCTTGACCCTACTTATAACCCCATCTCAACGTCAATTGGTTGCAGTAATCAAGATACCGTTGCAACAGTCGAAAATGACACATTCTACTTCGGAAGAAATGGTCTTTATGTTACCGGCTACGAGCCAAACTTCTTAAATACTATTCGTACCAATGAGATTAGCGCAAAGATGCGCCCATATCTTGATTTACTTAATGATAATGACTATACAACTGCTAATGCTTTTTATGTGGATAAAAAATATATTCTCTCATTCCCTAGAAGAAAAGAAATGATTGTGTATGATCGAGAGAGAGGAGCTTGGATTGGCCCTTGGAAGACTCCATTCGGTGTATCTCACATGATGAAATATACCGACAGTACGGGAACGGAGCGATGGGTGCTTGGATCGAGTAATGATAATACTGTATATACATTTGAACAGTCTTTAAACACTGATGCAGGAACAGCTATTGCTAAAACAGTCCGTACTAATAAAGAAGATTTTGGCCAATGGTCGCTGCTTAAGATTGTCAAACTCTTTTATTCACTGTTTAGAAGCGTAGAGGGTACTATAAACGTCTCCATCCTTGCTGAACTTAGAGATGGAACTACCTCTGCAATTAAAACTTTTTCAATTGTTGGATCTGCAACAAGTGGTTCTATTGGATGGGGTTCTGATATGTGGGGTAACTTTCAATGGGGAACTTCCGCTGGTGAAGTAATAACTTCAAGTAATGAGCTAACAAAATATAGCCAATTATTTAAATCAGTACGCTTATTACAAGTTGAGGTTTCGAGTAGTAGTAGTAGTGCCAATTTTGAGCTTATTAAATTAAGAGCAACCGCCAGTTCGCAGGGTGAAGGGTCTCTCAGCAGCGCCAGTCGCGTGTAGGTTGATAACCTAAAAAAGAAACATATATAAGGAATACATGGCAAAACTTTTAGCTGCACCAACAAAAAACGCTATTCAAAAGACACTATCAGCTCAATTAGCTAGTAGTGCTAGTGTAGGTGATCCTATTTCGTTTGATGATGTTGATGGAATTGCCAACTTGCCGGGTGTTTTAGTTATTCGTAGAGTTGATGGAAATGGAACTGCTACCCCAGACTTTAGAGAGTATATTGAATACTCTGGCACTTCAGGCACTACCGTACTGATTACTACTCGAAACGTGGACGGCTCAAACGCAGCTTTAACACATCCAGCTGGTTCAATCGTTGAGTTCATCCCAGACGTGACATGGGCTGATCGTATGTATGATGCCCTAGCTACCCTAGTAGATGTAAATGATATATCTACCATTAACTCAAGTATCGTTACATCTAGTGGCGCAGTAACGCTTTATAATAAGCTTTTAACAGGAGCTACACTTTCAGGTCCTACTATTAATGGCGTTATTGCAGGATCAGCAACTTTTACTGGAGAGTTAGCTTTTAATGGCGATGTCTCATTAAAGCGAAGAAAAACGCCTATTTATGATAATGGAACTGCCGGCCCTTCTCTGGCAATTGATTTGAATAATGGTGAAACACAAAGATTAACCTTAACTACTAATGCCACTGTTTCTTTGGTCAATATGGAGTCTGGAGATTATTTATCACTATATGTTATTCAAGCCAGCGGTGGCTCAAAATCGCTCATTCTCGCTCAAAGCGGAGGCTCAATTAAATATTCCGGTGGCGCATCACTTCCAGGAATTAGTACCACGAGCAATGCTGTTGATCTTCTTGGAATTAGAGCTTTTAACGCAAGCACCACACACGTAGTAGCAACAGTTACTAATTTAAGTTAAATATGCCAGAAGCAACCGGTGGAACTATAACTACATCAGGTGGTTATACCATTCATACTTTTACATCAAATGGAACCTTCACCCCGACATCTGGAAGCGGAGCTGTTGAATACCTTGTTGTGGCTGGTGGAGGTGGTGGTGGATACATTGATGGTGCGGGCGGTGGCGGCGGTGGTGCTCAGGCAGGAACTGGCTATGCTGTTGTTAAAGATGTTGCAGTAACCGTTACGGTTGGTAGTGGTGGTGCTGGATCATCAACGTCTGGAGATAAAGGAAGTAATGGCCAGAACTCTGTTTTTGGAATCGTAACGGCAACAGGTGGCGGTGGTGGCGGAAGTACTTCAAGTCAAAATGGTGCAAATGGTGGATCAGGTGGTGGTGGTGCTGGAGGTTCTGGTACAGGAGGAACTGGTTCCCAGGGTGGAAATGGCGGCTCTGGTGCTGCTAACGCTGGTGGCGGCGGTGGTGGTGCTGGAGGAAATGGTAGTAACGCCTCAGCTGGCACAGGCGGTGGTGGTGGCATTGGTTATACAAGTTCTATTTCTGGCTCTTCAGTTGATTATGCCGGTGGTGGCGGTGGTGGCTCAAATTCTGCTTCAGGCGGTGGCCAGGATGGTGGTGGTAATGGTGGTGACGGTTCTAGCGCTCCGACCAATGGAACTGCAAACACAGGTGGTGGTGGCGGTGGTCGTGGAGATGTTGGTGCTGCCGGAGGTAATGGAGGATCAGGAATAGTAATAGTACGTTATATAACAGGAAGCTTAACTGCTCGAGCAAGTGGTATTATGTTGGCTTTCTAGTTGCTAACCTAAAAATACTTTATATATAAAGCAAACATGGCAAATTTTCTACAAAACATCTTTGGCGGCGGTCAACAACAAATGCAATCGCCTGTTCCCGCAGTTAGCGCTAGTAAATTCGGTAACAACCTCTATGTTAATGCTGGAGCACAAAGAATCGCCACTCCTTATCAAGGACCTTTGCCTCAAAACACTGGTCTACAACAAGAGGCTCTTTTCAGAACAACGGGTAAAGAGCAGAGATCTGGTTCTGTATTAGGTGCAACAACCGGTGGTTCTAGTTCTGGTGGTAGTTCGGGTTCCTCAAGTTCTAGTTCGCAAACAAATCAAAACATTACAAATCCTTATGATAATCTACAGCCACAGGGTGTTTCAGATGCAGAGATTAACGCTATTTATGCTCCGCAAAACGAGTATTTAAACCAAGCAGAACAAAATCTTAGAGGTCAACTTCCTGGTTTAATTAGTGAAGCAGAACAACAAGCTGCCGCACAACGTAGTTTACTTGGTGATAAGCGAGGTTCAGCATTAGGAGCTTTGGGACAAAGCGAGACAGCAGCTCAAACTGTTAAGGCAAATCAAGAGGCTCAACAACGCCAACTCTTGCAAGAACTAGGTCAAGCTAACCAGCAACGCTTTGGTGGTGCTTCAAGTGCTGGTCAAGCTGCTAGTGAGATTCAGGGTAGAGAGTTCCAACGCAATCTAGGTAGTATAGGTCAAAACTTCCAGCAAGCCTACCAACAGATCCAACAAAAGAAGGTAGACACTGAGAATGAATACAATACTGGACTTCAACAGGTGCAAGCTAATACACAAGCTGCTATAAACGATATTAACCGTAGATTCCAAGACAAATTACTCGAGATAACTCGATTAAGAGGTGAAAACGAATCAGCAAAGGCACAAGCCCGTCTAGGAGCACTACAAGAGCTAAGAAACTCTATTTTTCAGATCAATGTACAAAAAGCTCAATTTCAGAGTGCTTTAGATCAACAACGACAACAAAACTTAGCTGGTCTTTCACAGGCTGAAAGTCAATTTGCACAATTTGTAACAGGTGGTCAGGGAGCTGCCAGCCAATTTGGGAGCACTCAAGCTGGTGGGATAGCTGGGGTAGGTAGCACACAGCAAACTGACACACAAAACCTAACTGGTCAAATTAGCAATCAAAGCCAAGACGATCAGCAAACAATGTTGCAACGAGCTTTGGGTTTAGCTTAGTTGCTAACCAATCATCCTTTTTAGTATTGTATTTTCATGGCTGATATACGAGATCTTATTTCCCAAGCAAGTAAAAGTAAAATCGCTCAAGCTGCTCAAGGCTTTGTTCGCGGTGCTCAACAGAATTTTCAAGGTGCTGCCCAGTTTGCCCAACAAGGAGCTGGCAGAGTTCAGCAATCTTTTAGAGAAAATCCTAGTCAGTTTTTTATTGGTTCTCCCACTGCTTTGAATCGTGCCCAATTCTCAGGTAACTTCTTAAAACAACAAACAACTAATCCTATACTCCGTGGGGGTATTGCCGCTGGTCAGGAACTAATTAAGGGTCAACAGCAGGGTACTTCTAATATAATGACTGGTATACAACAAAGAAATCCTTTAAAAGCCGGTTTAGGGGCATTCCAGATCGCAACTCCTGGTATTGCCGCATCGTTTGGTGGTGGTCAGGGCTTATTGGCTGGCGGATTAGGAGCTGGTATTAATGCTGGTATGGCTAAGTTTCAGGGTCAAGATGTTGCCGAAGCCGCTGGTAGAGGATTTACTCAGGGCTTTAAAACGAGAGCTATTACTGGCTTCACTGATCCTATTACAAGTAAAGTAGTTGGAGCACTCGCCCCAGCTGCTGGAGCTGCTACTTCATTTGGTCAAAAAGCACTCAGTCAAGTCGCACAACGAGTCGTGGGTGGTAGCGCTAACGTCTTAGAGGATGAAGCAATTAACATTACCTCTGGAATTACAACGGGCAATAAAGACCGGGTGGCTTCATTAGTTCTGGGAGCGCTGGTCAGTGGCAATGATGCTGCTGTGGATGCGCTAAAAGGTCAGTTGCAAAGACTTAGACTTCCAAAAGCACAAGTTGGGGAGATTGTAGATAAAGCAAGATCAAGATTGAAAGAATCTCAGTTTGTAGATAAAGCACCTACTCCAGATAAACCTTATGGAGGATTACAACTAAAAGCAGAATCAAGACTACCAGAAACTACCACTAACGTATTTGGTCAAGAAATACCTGCCCCAGCTACAGGACAAGCGGGAGGCATACAATTAGGCCCAAAACCACAGCTAGAAAAATCAAAAGGTCAATTCTTATCATCAAAACAAATTATACAAGAAGCATCAAAAACAAATAGCCCTGAATTAGTTACTACCAAGGTAGCTGAGTTGCCACAACAAAAACAAAGAAAATTTATACAGACTATTATTAATAGCGATTCTGCATCGCCTAAACTTAAAGAGGCAGCCGCTAAAGTAGACCCACAAAATTACACTGTTGCCACCAATCCACAAGCAATTGCTTTTTCCCAAGATTATATTAAAAAGAACGGGGCAGATAGTGCTTTTGAATATATAAAGAATGCTAAAAGTACTGACCAAAACACAACAACTATTGGTTTAGATTTAGTTAAACAATACCAACAGCAGGGTAACTTTGACAAAGCAATAGAAGTAATTGAAACACTAGACCAACAAGCAAGAGCTGCTGGCAGAACAATTCAAGCTTTATCACTTTGGAATAAACTCTCGCCCGAGGGAATGCTTAGATTTACTAAAAAAGCGTTTGACCAAGCTAACGAGCAACTCAGATTTAAAAAACTTGAGATGAGTGACGATTTGCAGTCATTTATCACCACAAGAATGAATGAGATACAAAAAATGCCCGATGGTCCTGAAAAAACTCAGGCAACAAAAGAAGTTCTTGATCGAATCTCTAAAGATATTCCACCAGGAATAATGGATTTAATTGATTCATACAGGTATCAAAATATGTTGTCTGGCCCACAGACACAATTAAGAAACATTTACGGAAACTTTTTTCAAGGTGGAGTATTAAGACCAGCAACAATTCCTTTTGAAGTTGGCGTTGATTATGTTAAGTCATCACTAACCGGAGCTGATAGAACTAGATACATGAGCGAAGTACCAGCTTATGTTCGCAATTTCTACGGGTCTATACCAGCCGCTAGCCAAGCATTTTGGCAATCAATGAAAGGGAGTGAGCTAGATACTACTAGAATGGATTTAAACAACCTAAAACAGCAAAACTTACCAAAAGCTCTAACCGTTGTGCCTCGATTCATGCAGGGAATGGACAACTTCTTTTCAACAATGATTTCACAAGCAGAGTATGCTCGTCTTAAAAAAATAGGTGTTACTGATTCAAATGCTGAAGCTCAAGCTCGAGCAATGGCTGAAAAACTCCTTTTTAGAGGTCAACTTGACCCAACTAATAAAGAAGGTCAGGGAGCTTTATTATCAGGAATAGATACCGCAGTTTCTTGGATTCAAGACGGTGGTAAAAAGTTTCCACCGATGAGATGGTTTATACCTTTTGTTAGTACACCAACTAATGCACTTAAACAACTCATTGAATATACACCTGGTGTTGGTTTAGCAAACTTGCCAAAGAATGATAAGAAAGCTGATCTACTTGCTAAACAAGCTTTAGCTAGTACTATTTCATTATTTGGGGCATCCCTTGCTTTTCAAGGTCAAACAACATGGGCCGCACCAACTGATACCAAAGAAAAAGAATTATTTTATGCATCGGGTAGGAAACCATATTCAATAAAAATGGGTGACAAATGGGTTCCAATGTCTTATTTTGGCCCACTCGCAGGTGCTTTTGCACTACCAGCAGCAGCAAATTATTATCAGAATGAATCAAAAACAGCTTTGACAGATACTCAAATTGAAAAATTACGAAGTATTTTGACTTCTAACATAGAATTTATTTCGCAACAATCATTCTTATCAAACTTAGGAACGGTTGTTAATCTAGCTCGAGGTGACGTTGATGCAAGCGTTGAGGGGACACTTGGCTTCACAGCCGGTCAACTTATCCCAGCTCAAGGCTTTATTCGTTATATAAATAAAGCAATTGATCCTGTTTATAGAAAAGCTAGTGGATTTAAAGAAACGATCATGAAGGATATACCAGGTATATCTCAGCAATTAGAAGCCTACACTCTCCCAGATGGTTCTATTAGCACTCGAGATCCAATTAATATGGCTTTACCGTTTGACTTAGGCAAAGAACGAACCGAGTATGATTTGCCACTAGAAGAAAGAAGAGAATATAACAAGCAAAAAAACATTCTAAAATTTGCGGAAAAACAACTTGAGACTGGTATGTCATCGACTAAAACCGATGGCTCGATGATAAAAACTCCCGAAGGAATGAGTACTACGCAAACAAAAGACTTTATTAGGGAAAAGGTTAAGGCTGGAATGGATGTTTCAGTAGAAGAGTTAAACACTGCTTATCTTCAAAAAGCACTAACAATGCCTGCTAATAATAGATACGAAGAATCACAAAAAAACTCTGAACTGTTTTCATCTTTATCAGACGTAGAAAATAACGAATATCTAACTAGTGAGCAAAAAGATATTTTAAAGAATAAAATTGCTACTGAAACAGGATTAACTCGCCAAGACCTAGATACTTATCAAATAGCCAAAAATGATAATAATGCAAAAACTCTTCACGTCTTAGACAAACGAGATCAGCTGCAAAGTAACCAAGAATTTATACAGTATTTAGTTAATGGAAGAAGACCTATTAATGGAAAATCGCTTGTATCTGATGGTGTTATTGATAACTTGGTCAAGGATGGCATATTGCCACCAGATGTTGGTAAAGAACTTAAAAAACTAGATCTCAATCAGGATGGAAGTATTAAAAAAAGTATTAGTAAGATTAAATCCAAAAAAGGTAAAAGGGCTAAAGTCATCAAAGTTAAAAGCAGATTACGAGGTGTTAGATTGCCAAAACTCAAAATCAGTAGACCAAAGTCAAGATCGTCAAAATCACTTACTCTAACAGGATAATATGGTTGTTTACGATAAACTTTTAAAAACCCCACTATTACACGAACATAAAGCTGGAGATATTGTAGATGGTGATTCTCGATGGATTAACGCTTCAGGCGATACTATGGAGGGTGATCTTATTTTTCCAGTTACGGGCTTTATTATGACCGATGCAAATGGTACTCAGTGGAGAGTAACTATTGGCACTGACGGTGCTTTAATAACAACACAGATACTAACCCTTCTTGATTACCAGTTCCAAGATGGTGCACAATATGAATTCCAGGATGGTGATGATTATAACTTTAAGGATTAACTATGGCAGTATTAACTAGCAGACCAACACTATCAGTCACACCAGCTGCTATAGACGTTTTACATATTGTAGACGTTTCCGATACCACTGATGCACCAACCGGATCATCACGACAGATAACCGTAAACACCTTACTAGGATTTGAAGATTCTCGAACTGCTACGTATTCTAATAAAACATTAGTCTCCCCCACTCTCTCTGGAGCGTTCATCTCAGGGGCTACTCTATCTGGTGGAACTCTTAACGGAGTACTCATTAGTGGAGCTACCATCAGTGGGGGATATCTCAGAACACCAATTCTTAATGGCGGGTTTATTTCGGGTGCTACCTTGTCAGGTGGAGCACTTATTAACGTGTTTATTACGGGTGCAACTTTAAGTGGAGCTTACTTGCAATCACCAGTTATAACCGGAGGACTCGTAACCGGAGCTACTTTAACAGGTGGCGCAATTAGCGGAATTGTTGACTTAGCTGTAGCTGACGGAGGCACTGGCGCAAGTGACGCTGCAACTGCAAGAACTAATCTAGGTTTAGCCATTGGAACTGATGTACAAGCTTATGATGCCGATCTTACAACCTGGGCAGGCAAAACCGCACCAAGTGGAACAGTAGTTGGCGATACAGACGTTCAAACTTTAACGAACAAAACCCTAACCACTCCCGTAATAAATGGGGCTTTTATTTCTAACGCTACTATAAATAGTATGATGATCCGTCAAGCTGCTATCGGGTTAGGTTCGGATGCTACAGGCGATTTATATTACCGAGCATCTACTGGCCTTTTAGCTCGCCTAGGACTGGGAACCACAGGTCAAGTACTTACTGCAAACGCATCACTACCAGCTTGGCAAACAGCTTCGGGTGGTGGAGATATGAACACTGCTACTTATGATCCAGCTACTATAGCTGAGCAGTTGGTTGGTTTGACTGCTACTCAGACACTCACAAACAAAACACTGACTAATCCGATAATTACAGGAGCTAGAATTAGTGGAGCTACGCTCAACGGAGGCTCAATTTTATCTTCGTCTTTAGTTGGGGGATACATTACAGGCATGACACTTTCGGGTGGAGCCATAACAGGAATCGCAGACTTAGCAATTGTAGATGGTGGCACTGGCGCAAGTGACGCTTTAACAGCTAGAACTAATCTAGGACTTGTAATTGGTACAAACGTACAAGCTTGGGATGCAGATCTTGACACTTGGGCGGGTAAGACCGCACCTTCTGGCGTTGTAGTTGGAACAACTGATACTCAAACATTAAGTGCTAAAACTCTGACAACAGCTATATTAGATGGCGGGTTTATTTCGGGCGCAACACTCAGTGGAGTGTCGATTATAAACACTCGAGTGACTGGCGCGACCCTATCTGGAGTATCAGTAGCTAGTGTAAGTACTGATATACAAGCTGGAACGTTTGGATTGGTTGCTCATAGAGTGCAATCTGATGCTTCTGATGGTCTTTTAATTGAGGCTGGCAATGGCACAGATGTAGCTATATTGGGAGCTGGAAATACTGCAAATGTAACTTTTTATGGCGGTGTTAATGTGGATGGTGCACACGTAGTCACCGGACTTACTACTTTAAATGGTGGTGCTTTCATATCAGGAGCTACTTTAACAGGCGGATCTCTAAACTCATCTCGATTGTCTGGAGGATTTATTACTGGTGCGACCCTATCTGGCGGGGCACTCATCGGGGCTTTTGTGACTGGGGCTACTATCTCTGGTGGCTCGTTATTACCAACTACTATTACCGGCGGATTGGTGACGGGCGCAACCTTAAGTGGCGGAGCGGTGCTTAGCAATGTACACATCAACGCCTCATTACCATCGGACGATTTATACAGTGGTATTTCCGTCACTTTAACAGCTGGTGTGACACTCGCTCAATGGGATGCTGGCTATATGGCCACCACTTCTAAAATAGAGCTGGCTGACGCTGACGCCATCGGCACTGCTGGGGCTATCGCCTTAGCTACAGCTGCAATGAATGCTAATGCCCAAGGCAATTTCCTTTTAAATGGGATTGTTCGTAATGATGCCTGGACTTGGACAGTGGGGGGGCTTATTTACCTCTCAACAACTCCTGGCGGCATGACTCAAACCGCTCCTTCTGCAACTGATGACGTGGTGCAAGTGCTTGGTGTGGCTTTAACAGCTGACTCGATGTACTGGAACCCACAATTAGTACAAGTAGAACACACATAGGAGTTTTATGTGGAGCCCACCCCAAAGAAATTTTGAGAATATTCAATATGAGTTATATCGAAAAGTTGTTGATGCTAAATTTAATCAATTAGCGGATGAGCTTAGTGATTGTTATTACAATTTTTGGAAACATGGCCAAAGTAAACCTTTTAATGCTGGTAATAGAACTTATGATGTCCAACCAAACTTAGTAGAGAGCAAGATGCTTTTTGATAAGATTCACGGTCTTATTTGGACACTTCATGAGCAAGCGATGGAGGATGAGCATGAGAAAAGACCTATTGAAAGTCGTGATGTTAAATTTCAGCGTAATTTAGATATTAAAATGAATGAAAACAAAAACTATGTGAGAGATCGTCAAGATAAGATAAAAACGTATAAACAAGAGGGCATTGAGATAACAAGGTAGTATGGCTTTTGTTTGGTTAGCTAATGAACAGCTTATTACGCCCGGTTCAACTGGTTCTTTTGTTGATGTTGATTTATCGAGTTATATCGCTTCGGGTGCTACTGGCGTTATTCTTCGATATGAGAATAGAAGTACAACGGTTAACCCGACAATGGGTTTTCGTAAAAACGGTAGTACTGATGATCGCAAGGGAACTGTATCAAGAACAACTGATGGCAATGGTGCTCAAGGAACTTTTATCTGTGGTGTTGATGGTAGCCGAATTCTAGAAATTTATATTTCTACAACAACTGATCTTGATGTTTACTTGGTTGGCTATTTTGATAATTCAGCTGTTTTTAATACTAATGCTGTTGATAAATCAATTGGGTCTACCGGAGCTTGGACTGACGTTGATATTTCTGGTGATACAGGAGGCGATACGGCTATTGCTGCGATTGTTGAGACTGACGGTTTTACAGCAATGGGAACGCGCAAAAATGGTAGCACGGATGACCGAAGACGGAATTATAACGCCTATCAAAATGCTCATATTATCGGCGTTGATGGTAGTGAAATTTTTGAAAATCATATTGTCAGTACTGTTGGAGACATTCTTCTTCAAGGGTATATAACAACTGATGCAACTTTTAATACTAATGCTAGTAATTATTCTTTAGGCTCAACTGGTTCGTATAATGATTTAACTGCTTTACCCGTTGGTGGGACTGGAGGTTTTTTCGAGGTTGTAGCGACTGATGCTGGCGGAAATAATGAAATGTATATAAGGAAAAATGGTAGTACTGATGATTTTTTCCGTAATATACAAGCGCACCATTTTCACACAGCAGAAGGTGATGGCTCTCGAATTACTGAGGGCAAAATCCAAGACACTGACACAGACTTTTTCTTAGTTGGTTATGCAACAGCAGTTGTGGGTTCATCTCAAATTAAAAAATTCATTTCTATTTCTCAAGCAAACCTTAAAAAGGTTTCCAGCATTACCAATGCTAATATTAAAAAGTTAGCTGGAGTAGCAAACGTATAATGCCTAAACACAAACAACATATAACCACCACTATTAATTCTAATACCACTCTCACAACTAACTATAATGTGGTGAATGTAAGCGCAACGGCTTCAAACATAACCATAACACTCCCTGCCCTTTCTACACTAGATTATGATGATTTTACGATAAGAAAAATTGACTCTTCAACAAATACGGTTACTATTGATGCTAATGAAAGCGAAACAATAAATGGTGATACCACCTTAATACTAACTAATCAGTACGATGCTGCACATCTAGTTGCTGGTGAAGAATGGGGTACTATATGAGTTATTTTGGTGTTTTAAAAGGCCTACTTGATAACGGAACATCGCAAGAGCTTTCATCAACACAAGAAGGTCATCTTGAGGTTGCCATTCACCACCCCCGACTCCCTTTTGGGTCTGTACATACTGAAAAATTAACTCCCGTGTTCCAAACAGATGGCGTGTATCAAGTTAATAGTCAACAAATAATAGCATCGACAGGCCTTTCAGTTGGTACAGGAGCAAACAGTGGTTCAAACACTACTTCTAATAATAAGTTAGTTTCATCAACCGGAACAACTCAATATTCGTTTGCTTCAATGCAGAGCAGAAGGCGGCTTCGATACCGACCAGGACAGGGCGTTGTCGCTCGCTTTACTGGTTTATTTTCGACCCCCGCAGCAAATAGTATTTTAGTCGCAGGCGTTGGAACGGCAGAGAGTGGGTACTTTTTTGGTTATAATGGGACTAGTTTTGGCATCCTTTACTCAACGGGCGGTGTTCGTGAAATTCAAACCATGACCATCACTACGGCATCAACTGCAACTAATGATTATGTAGTAACCCTTCCAAACACAGTCACTGTAAATGTGACAGCAACAAACAATTCAAGTACTACAAGAACTGCGCACGAAATAGCACAAGGTGTTTTTCCAGGATGGAAGGCCTCGGCAGTTGGTTCAACTGTTATTTTTCTTGCCGATAGTGTTGGTAGTAAAAGCGGGACGTTCTCTCTAGCTCAAACAGGCGCTGGAACCCCTGCAGCCGGAAGTACTGCTGAAACTCTAGCTGGCGTTGCCGCAACCGATACCTGGATTACTCAATCAAATTGGAATGGAGATAAATTAGATGGAACAGGAGCTAGTGGTATAACACTAAATCCTCAAAAAGGAAATGTTTTTCAGATAGATATTCAATACCTTGGATTTGGAGACATTGTTTTTAAAATAGAAGTAAACCCAACCAACGGAAATAACCCCGAATTTGTTACTGTTCACACCATTAGATATGGTAATACTTATACCTCAGTCAGCCAATCTCAACCCTCGTTTCCATTTACTATGGCCGCTTATTCAGCAGGAAGCACTACTGATGTCAGTGTTTCGATTGGATCGTTCGCAGGATTTATAGAAGGTGAAAAACGAGCCATCGGACCGAGAGAAAGCTATTACAATAACAGCGGCGTAACATCGAGTACCTCAGCATATACGCCGCTATTTACTGTTAAAAATGGTCTTGTATTTAAAGGGAGAGCTAACCAGGTCGTGAGTAATCTAATTAGTTTACATGGAGCTTCTAAATCAAACACAGGACTCACAACTTTTTATTTAATTAGAAATGCAACTCTAACTGGGCCAACAAACTACACTGCATGGGACACCAATAGCGCCACCCATCTTGACTCTGCCTCTACTGGATGTAGTTTTACAGACAACAGCCAAGTGGTATGGACAGGAAATGTTGCTGAAAGTAGCTCTTTTAACTATGCCCTAAGTGACCAGGAAATAACCCTACAGCCAGGAGAATCATATACACTCGCTGTTAGGTCAGTAACAGCGACAGCAGTCTGTATCGGAGGAATTAACACTAGAGAAGACCAGTGATGCCAAAAAATGATTACGACAATAACTACTTTGATGCAGTGTTTAAATCTATCTTTGAAGATCTTAAACAGCTTACAAGTCGAATGGATAAGGCCGATGACGATCACGTGACACAACGTGAATTCACGCCCGTAAAAAACATCGTTTACGGCTTAGTAGGACTTATGCTCACGGCGGTAGTGGCGGCCTTACTCGGTCTTGTACTTAAAAACTAATATGTCAAAACCATTTTACTATTTTGCCTGGGTTGTCATGTTGTCATTCTTTGGCATGATCATGTGGTTTTATTATCATCTCTTTTTTCCCTTCGATGTTCTGGTCGTTGATGATATTACCAACTATAAACCACGGGGACTTGACCAAGTTGGATACTTGACAGTCATTGAGCAGCCATTTGTTATTGAGCAACCAACTCAAAAAGGTGGCGAAACGGCTCGCTTTACGGTTAAGTTTATCTACAACTTTGGCAATCCACCCGAAGTCGTTGGTCTTTTGAAATGCAGCGATGACTCGATCTACGAAGTTAAAAAGATGGGAGAGACACCAAAACTAATCGGGAAACCAGGAGTACTAAACATCGGCGTATCAGACTACAACATGGTAAGCAGTCGAGCAAAAGGTAAAACGTGTCACTTCGAGTTCGATGCGGAATGGCAACTTTTCTTACAAACCATTCATAAAAAAATGATTACAACTGACTTTCTAGTCGAGTAGTTAAAAAGAGTATAATATGATTATGAAAGCTTTTGCAGTTTTAGCAGTTTTAGCCTACATACTTATTTTTTATCTTCTCTATTTAAGTCTGCAAACTCACGAAAAAGTCTCTTACATTAACGAACAATTACAACTATTGGAGTTAATCGATGAAAACTAAAAAAGTCACCACCGTTAAGAACACAAAAACGGGTAAAACCGTCACTGTTTCTCGTCCGGTAACAACTACACCAAAAGGTAAAAAAGCGCGTCGATATGCCTAAAACATTTACATTACTCGACACATTCTCATTAGATGGTTTTTATTGCACTCAAGGCTATGGCCTTCGCCCCACCTACTACAAACAATTCGGCATCCTCTACCACGAAGGCGTTGACTTTGGACACAAAAACAAAAAGATTATAGTTCGATCCCCTATTAGTGGGAAAGTGATACATGATGAGGACAAGGGAACTAAACCCTACGGTGACAACGTTAAAATCTGGGATGATAAACAGCTTTGTATGGTTCAGGTATGTCACCTAGAACATAACCTAGTAAAACTAGGCCAACGAATAAAAGCTGGTGATCCGATTGGTGAGATGGGGTCAACGGGTAATTCAACAGCCGACCACGTGCATTTTAACTTTGTGCAAACAGACGAGAAGGGTAATCGCCTTTACGGGCTTAGAAGCCAGAATTTAGGCTATTTAGACCCCCAACACCCACTTGATCCTAATCCGCCAAAATACCCCCCAAAAGTAGAGCCTTATGAGGTTAAGTGGGTAAAAGAAATTGAGAACAACAGTTCGGAAATCCCGAACAGTTCAGAAAAGACCTACACACAACAAGAATGGGAAGGACTACGACATGAAAATCAAGACAACTGGGATAAGTGGCAAGAAGCTAAGGCAGACTATGAAGAACAAAAAACAATCACCGAAGAAAAAACAAAAGAGCTTACTGGGTTTCTTGAAACACTTGCTGGCAAACTTTCTGTCGTGGTAGATAAAGCTCAAATTATTGGCGCAGTAGACCGCCTCTTAGAGGTAGAAAACCAACTCAAAGATGCGAATAAACGTCTAGAACAACAAGAAAAGAAAAACACCCTTGAGAAAGATGAGTTAAAAATCGAGATTGACAAACTTCGTAAAGAGATTGAGCAACAGCAGGTTGAATTAGACCGCGAAAAGAAGCAAAACGAAACACTTCTTGCCAGAGTTTCTGCAATGGAAACAAAAATGGAAACATATAAAAAAGAAATGTCACCTATTGTTGTAAACAGAGTGACACAACTTATTAACTCAGTACTTGAAAGGTTAAAACAATGAAACATTGGGCTGAGAGCAAAACACTTTGGATAAATATCATCATTTTTATTGCCGCACTTGGAGAAGTTACACAACTTCTTGATCTGTTCAATGATTACCAACTCAAAATAGTCTTAGCAGTTGTTGCTCTGGCTAACCTATACCTTCGTATCTTTCACACTAATATGGGACTTAAAAAATGAAAGAAATGGATTTAATCATTCGTTACTACGAAAACCTAAAGGAAAATGGCGTTGTTCTTGATCGCAAGAGTGAGGCACATCTTGAACAAGCATACCGCATCTTTTCTGCCTCACTTTTTGGCGCACTCACTGAAGAGGTGGAGGATGTAGAAGAAACTAAAAAACCAATCGAAGGGGTAAAAAAAAAGAGTATTCAAATATTTGGGAAGAAATAACAGGGGTATGTAACTGCACTTTTTGGGATTAACTATGAGCGCTCGTAAAACCGAATTAAAAGACTGGTATCGCTATCACGACATGTGTGCTCGTGAACTACGTGAAAAAGCCGAAAATGAGGCTCTCACGCTGTTAGAGAAGACACTTTTAAACGAGCATGAGTACTGGATTAGAGAGCTAGAATCACAAATTGAAACGGGGACTGAAGATGGTGACAACACGTGAGGTGCGCCAGCCTTATGAGTTTTCAATCGCCCAAAAGCGAGATATCCGAAAGTCCCAGAAAAACAAGTGTGCGATTACTGGTGAAAAAACATTGTTGGAAATTCACCACTTGTTGCCTATTTGTTTAGCACACGGCTTTTTTCCCACTGTTAACCCTGCCATTTTTAAGCAGGAAGAAAACATGATCGGCTTAAGCCATGATGTTCACGAGGAACTACACTTGCAAATGCGGGAGTGGCCGCCAGAGTTTACCCGTCTTTTTGTGATTGGCCTTTATTCGTACCTTCGAGACATCTATAACGAGAAACAGGCAAAGATAGAACGAGATAAGGCACTACTTGGCAGTGGTGGTAGACGCAGAATCTAGTGTATAATAGGTGCGTAGGGCGCTCTAGTCCATATAAGCACTTTATCCCTCTCTTAGCTTATCCCTGCAACCCTCTCTTTTATGAATAAAGAACAACAACGAGAACTAGCTGAGAAACGCCTAGAACGCCTTGAAAAGAAGGCCGCAGAACGCAATGGCTACCTCAATACCACTGATGAATATGAACTTAGATTGATCGAAATGCTACTAGCCGATTTAAACGATGACGAAGAGTCTGACGAAGATTAAATTGGTACTTGCAAGAAGTTTTTATTTCCTGTAAATTTGATACTGAGCACTAATGGCAAACTGGTGTATAATTTCGAGGTAATAACCACTTTTTACTTCTGAGGCAAACCAATAGTTTGCCAAAACCCCTCGAAAGGTTTGCCAAAGAATTAAGAGGTGGTTTTTTTATGGCTTTATATTTAACACAACCAGAACGAGATATAATTAAAAAAGCCGTTTCTGGTATTGATTGGCATGTACATAAATCAATACTTTCTAAAATAGAAGCCGACGAAGAACAAATAAAAACTCGAAAAAACTGCGAACATATCCACGGATCGTATAACGGGAAAAAAGAATGCTGCACAAAGTGTGGTTCGTTTTTTGTTCCTGGTATGGGATTTGCTTGGACTAAAAGCAAACGTACTAGAAAGGTGACCTCAGTCGGCAGAGTTGACACACCTGATCGCAAACGGAAAGCGACATTAAAATAAACCCGATGTCTACAGCAGGGGCGCAAGGAACTCAGCTTTGCAAGCGCACCACGTTTTAAATACACGTACCAGTTTTGCGGTGACACTCCAGTAATGGGTTGGAAGCCTGAGAAACCCGCTAACAACAAGTATTTACTAGCACTCATAATAAAGGATTTAATACTCCTCTAGGGAACGGCTGCGGAATCTAGCATAACAAGACTGAGTAAATTGATACACTTTATACTATTAAGATATAGTTGCTATATCAACCAAATAAGCAATAATAAGGTTATATGAAAAAATACATAAATGCCCCACAGATGGCACAATATATGCGATTACCAGTTAAGTCATTCAGACGGTTATTAAAGGGTGACTATAAAAATATGCCAGCAACAAGCGAAGTCTTAAAAGGTAGAACTGTTAAAAGATTTAACACCGATGACGTAATGGCTTGGATTTTAGAGACGTTTGACGAAAATAAACAAAACTTTAATTGGCGCAAAAGAGATATCCTTGGCCGCTTTTTATGACCATAGACCAACAACTAGCTAACCTACGTACCCAGTGGAAACTACACCCAGAGCGTAGAGAAGCAATAGAATTACAAGCTAAGATATTAAAGGCAGCTAAAACCGCACCTAAACATATACCCGAGAATCAATGGAAACCCGTAGACCATTTAGAGGTAGCAGTTAAAGAAACGCTTTTGTGATAAAATAAAAACGAATATCTGTCGAGGACTATTCAAACCCAAAAGCTACTCTTATGTGCGACCAAAGACCCATCTTAAAACGGTGGGTTTTTTGTTGTTGACAAAGCGTAGTAGATACCCTACACTATATATACCTTGAAAGGTACAAACAATCGTAAGGGGTTTGGCACGTTTCAAGAACTAAAAATAGTAATAATAACTTACAGAGTGCCAGATTGTTCCTCGGAGTGTCTCTGAGCATTCAAGATCTAGATAAACACTTTGTAAGACGCTTTTTAACCCTTGGATGCACGGGGTTCGGACTGATCTTGGTTACAGCCCGAGCCAATTGCTGGACGACCAAGGGTTTTTTTAGTACCTAGAGTGTTAGGTGAGGGTGTGGCGGAGTTGGTAACGCTGAATCTATAAATATGTACAGAGCAGTGGTTTATAGAGCCTATACTGTTTCGAAAGGTGAGTTCGAATCTCGCCACCCTCACTTGATACTTTACTAGGCTATTTCAGTTGTTGACAATGTAGGAGTAGTACTACATAATACAGACAGTAAAAGAGAGGAGAGAATATGTGTCTACATGAAAACGTAGTACCAGGACCAGGGGGAGAATTAAATTACTGTTACGACTGTGGCGAAGAGCCAACACTTAGAGAGCTAGAGTTGATTCAAGAGGACAAAGAGTTGGAGCGAGATGACCGCCAGGAAAGCAATGATGACTGGGTGGAGACTTATGAAAGTTTATGGCTAGATAACTTTGGGGAGGCAAGATGACAGGCTCACAACTTAAAAAAGCACTCTCAGAATTGGTAGATAGCTTTATACTCGACAACTCACCTGTACTTGACGATATGATTCCTGATTTACTGAGTGATCCAGACAGGCGAGATGAAGCTATAGATAATTTAATTAACTTTATTGAGCACAATAGGGAAGATATATGAAAGAAAAAATACTCAAAAACTTAGAAGCTGAACTCTTAGAGGCAAAACGTAGAGAATCAGAATCAGGTCTTGCTTACCTTAACAGCAACACTCAAGAGAACGATCTTAACTATAAACTAGATCAAGGCTACGTAAACGGAATATTAGAAGCAATTGACATCGTAAGGGGGACAAATGACTAAACAACAAATTATAGATATTTATGCCCACGACTACCGAGGCATTGCGATGACCCAAGATGAGCTTAGAACAATGCTTGGGTATATGGCTGAGGAATTACTAGAAACAAACGAAAATAAGGCATTACAAGCAGCGAGAGAAGCTGCAAAAGAGTGGAAGGGGGATTTATGAACGATATTTTACTACTCATCGGCTCAATACTAGCCGGCAGCATGTTTGTGCGCTCTTGTTACTTACGAGCTAAACAACAATATAAATTAGAAGAGGAAAACCAATAATGCAAAAGAAATATAAACTAACTAATGAAACTAAAGTAAATGCTTGGGGAGTGAAACTATTTAGAATCGAAGCACTTGTGTCATTTGGCTCTGTAAGTAAGGGTGATAAAGGTGGATGGATTGAAAAAGAATCAAACCTTCAAACTGAGGTGTGCGGCAACGCTTGGGTGTATGGCATTGCCGAGGTATTCGGCAACGCTCGGGTGTATGGCAACGCTCGGGTGTACGGCAACGCTTGGGTGTATGGCATTGCCGAGGTATTCGGCAACGCTCGGGTGTATGGCAACGCTCGGGTGTACGGCAACGCTTGGGTGTCCGGCAAAATCAAACTAACTCTTGGTCGTTTCTTTGGATGGAGAGAAAAAAGCGAAGAGCTAACCTTTATTGATGATAGTGAAAACAACCAACTCATTGGTAAAGGTGATTGTGAATTTGAATACTACGATGAAAAGCCAGAAGATGATGCTGCCAAGCAAGCTATCGAGTTATTAAAAAGTAACGGATATAAAATAGTGAAGGAGACAAAATAATGTTTAATCCAAACGAACATTTGATGCAGATTAAAGGCAAAGACTACCTACAGGTACAATGGCGATTAGTATGGTTTAGAGAAGAACATAAAGATTGGAGTATAACGACTGAAATAGTCAACTCAGCCCCTGGAGCGGTACAGATGAAAGCAACTATAACAAACGAGAAAGGAATGATAATTGCCCAGGCTCACAAAGCAGAGAATGTAAAAGGCTTTCCTGATTACTTAGAAAAGGCTGAAACCGGCGCTATCGGTAGAGCATTGGCAATGTGTGGTTACGGGACGCAATTCACCGGAGACGAGCTAGATGAAGGCCAACGACTTGCAGACTCACCAGTACAAAGAAAAGTTGTAAAGGATTAACTATGCCAGAATATAAAAAAATACTCAGCGGATATGTAAATAAACGAGAAGACGGCCGCGAATACTTAGCCATCACTAACACTTCAGACGAAGATGTGGTACTCAAGCCAGGCGAAAAACTCTATCTTAATAGAACACCTCGAGAGATCTTAGAGAAAAACCCTAAAATACCTCATTTCTCAAAATCGGTTAAAGTTGAGGAGAGACAAAATAAGCAGGCAGCCGTAGATCCTGACGATTTTCCATTTTGATATGCAATTCCAACCCCTAAAACAAAAACTAGACTACTCCCCTTGGTATAAAGAATGGCTCGAAACCCAAGGGGGGTTTGATCTAGGCAAAACAGTAGAGCCAAAGATCAGGGCTAGTCTTACTAAAGAGGATATAGAGCGATATGCAGGAGAAAAAAAGAACGATCACTCAAAACTCAGCAATGCACCTTCTTTTTGACCAATTAGCAACTGAATTAAACGATGCTGGCTTGGATATGAAAAGAACACTCAAGCCAGAGGTAGATATACCGTGGTCAAAAGAAACCGTTAAGGAGTTTATTTGGCGACCAATTATGATCGCTCAACTTAATAAAAAAAGCACAACAGAACTCACTACCAAAGAGATAGACAAAATATTTGAAACACTAAGTAAACATCTAGGAGAAAAACTAGGCATACAAATAGACTTCCCAAGTATAGAGAGTCTTTTATATAAACAAAATAAGGATTGACAAAGTAGGGAAAATACTACACAGTAAGGATACATGAAAACACTAAAAGAAGTAGAAAAACTAACAGGCATTAAATGGGGAACACTGTACAATCGTATTTGGAGAGGATCACTCAAGGGTATCCGCAAAGGGTATCAGTGGTTTCTATCTGAAAAGACGATCAAAGAGTTACTAGAAGAGTAGCAACTTAACAAATTGAGTATTGAATGCTGAGGTGGTTTGTACAAACCGTGAGCCGAACCGATCGGATAAAGCGACACAATAACGAAGGGCTCATGTCGTACCTCAGCACTGAGTACTTAATTTAAAAAGAGGGGGAATATATGACACAAACTAATCAGCTAGCAAACAAAACTTTTATTGATATTTATAAGAAGTATAAAGGTATTTATAGCCAAAATGATGTTGAAAAGATTGTTAAAGACCAACTAACCACTCTCATAACTGAAATAGATGAGCAGGTGATAGGACCAGATACTGTGGTTGCAAGCCATCAATGTGGCGGAGACTTTACTACAATGTGCGTTCAATGTCAGTCTGAGGTTAAAAGAAACAACTTTAGAAAGCATCAACGCCAAGCTCTCTCTAACCTAAAACAGAAATACGGATTATAAAAAATAATAAGGAGGACTCATGTCCAAACAAACAGTATTAAAACAAATTGAGGCTTTATTAGCTGACACTCAAGAAGCGATTCCATTCAAGCAGGAAATTGAATTACCTTTTGAGATTGGGAAAGCTTACTTTATTCGCACCGTTACCTACTTCGCCACTGGCCGAGTTAAAGATATTGTTGGTCAGTTTCTAGTGCTTGATGAAGCCGCATGGATCGCTGATACTGGTCGTTTTTCAGATGCTATGGCCAAAGGTGTTATGAGCGAGGTTGAGCCGATTGAGGGTGAAATGATCTTGAATACTAGCTCTATCACCGATGCCTTTTCTTGGGGTCATAAATTACCAAGAGATCAGAAATAAGGAGTAACTATATGACTCCTCAATTATTATTACCACTAATGCAAGACTACTGGTCGTGGTCGTGGTCGAGGTCGAGGTCGAGGTCGAGGTCGAGGTCGTGGTCGTGGTCGTGGTCGAGGTCGTGGTCGAGGTCGAGGTCGTGGTCGAGGTCGAGGTCGAGGTCGAGGTCGTGGTCG